CTCGTTGAAGGAGCCCAATTAAATGAGTAACGACAACTTGATTTTTGAAACAAACAGGATAGTAGATGAAATTCGTAAACGAATCTTCTTTACTGATTGGCATAAATACGATGATACTGTATCTAATTCTGATATTTGCTATAACATTGCTCTGGCAGGATTCAAGAAATTTGAACTGCCAGACCATAGTTCCGCTTCTACAAGAAAAAGAGAAACGGTATCCAACTTCATCCGACTGGACAGATCCCTACCTGATGTATGCAGCAATGAGCCGCATTTAATCTGGAGGAATCCATCGCCAGAAGGCAAGTTTCGAATGGAAGAAGCCCGAAGATTACTGCAAAGTAGTCTGAAAGGTGAACACCTTAGAGACGAGGACGCGTGGTTTGGTCCCGGGGAATCTTTCCTCGGCCATCACGGTTATACGTCCGCATTGTCGAAGTTGCTCTCTCAACAATGGTCAGTAACGTTACCTGCGCGTAAGCACATGGTAAGTTTACTTTTTAGGAATCGTAGAATTAGATCCCTGATAACCCAAGACTGTTGGCGAAGTTTTCGTGCAGGTAAGTATTACAACCTGCAAGTTACTCGTTCGTGGTTCAACAAGAAACTCTTTGTTGTACCTGGGAATAGGCTTAGTACTGTTCCTAAGAATAATGAGAAAGATCGTACCATTGGGGTTGAACCATTACTCAACATGATGTATCAGAAGCAAATTGGCGCAATTTTGCGCCGATCTAATAAGAAACTAGGTAATGACTTGGATGATGGCCAACAAAGGCATCAAACAATGATCAAATCCCGTAAATGGGCTACCATAGATCTTAGTTCTGCTTCTGATCTGCTTGATTGTGGGCTTGTGGCCTACTTTCTGCCAGCGTGGCTGTTTCAGCACGTCTGGGCCGCCCGTTCACACTATACTCTAGTGGGAGACGGTTGGATTAAACAGAGGAAAATATCAAGTATGGGTAATGGCTTTACGTTTGAACTCATGTCTCTGATATTATTGTCTATTGCACGAACGTTCGATAAGAACGCTAGTGTATATGGCGATGATATTGTTTTATCAAGGGACGTCGCAGTCGATTTTGTCAACTACTTAAACAAAGAAACAAGTTTTATCGTTAACCAGGAGAAATCTTTCTGGGACGGTCGTGTTCGCGAAAGCTGCGGATCATTCTTTGTCGGTACAAGTGAAGTCACTCGATTCGATTTCAAATGCGCAGAGTCGCGGCACGATTGTATTACTCTTCGGAACAAAGCCTACCGAGTTTATCTTGGTTTGGTCAAGTCCAATTGTGATGCACATGTGTTTGAGGCTATGTATACCGCCCTCGACATCGTTTTAGATGATTACAATGTGCCTTATGGGCCCATTGTTCCATCCCTCTCTACAGTGGATCCCT